CGTCAGCCGATTTCGGAGTATCAGTTAAGTTAGATTCTGTTGAAGTATTCATTTAAAATTCCTTTGTTAAAAGTTAGTTAATTAAGTGCGGCCGCCTTACCTATAAAGGCGACCTTTTGATTAATAATTTATTAAGCTGGTTGTCCAACAACTCGACAAGCAAACTCAGGATATAAACAAGCCCAACCAAATAGAATATCTAGTCGTGAAATCATTCTGTGGTTCACAATATCGTAACCACGAACAAAGCTTATTGATAATCCGCTTTCTGGATCGGAAGCGCGAGCTGCCATATCCATTCCGCCTGGAAGTTCAAAGTCAGCGCAACCAAGGGCGAACGCATCTTTATGAAAAACCATGTTTTGGGGAGCAATTACGCCAGAGTAACTGGTCGCATGACCGAACTGAGTAACCGCCGCGCCCGCAACTGGTAGAGCATCAACATTTTGTTTTGGACCCGTTGAGTACATTGCTGGGGAAATTGCAAGAGCCGCAATCTCAGTGCTAACCGCATCCGCATCCGCAGTAACTACGAATTGGGCAAGCTCACCCGTGCTTTGCTTAGTCTGAGGGTTTACAGCATAAACGCCCGCCAATTGAATGGAGTCACCCGCACGATAAGCACCGGTAATTGAACCTGTAATATCATCAATTACTAAAGCTTCCGTTCCCTGAGCCGTGATTGTTGTTTTAACAATCGGAGTTCCAGCAATCGCGCCCGCAGTATGTTTGGAAACGTTCTGACTCATTTTAAAAGTCGAACCCGCAGCCATTCCCATTTCGCCTTTTTCATATTGCTTAGAAATCTGATTAGATGATTGAAACAAACCGCTAAGACCTTCAACCAGTGAAGCCTCAACCATTGGATCAACAACCGCACAAAGTGGGTCAGTTGCTCCGCCTAGTCCTGCAATTTTCGCCTTGGCTTTTGTGAAACCTTTAAGCGTTGACGGCAAAGTGGAAGCATGAGGGACACCAACTGAGCTAAAAACTTTTTTATACATTTGGCTATAACCGATATAATCCACTGAGTTAGCTAGTGGAGTAACGGCCGGCTTGATGTAACGCTCTCTAAATTCATCAATAGAAAGTGTTAAATCCTTATTTGAAAACGCCATTCCAACGTGCTTATGATTATCAAGAGTCAAAGGAAGTGATTCGTCCTCAACATCTTGAATATTTAAAGCCGCGCCGTCAGTCACTTCAAAGCGTGAAGGCTTTCGGATGTTGATAGTGTCGCCGCGCTTGGCTCCGGAAACTGCAAATCTATCATCATATTGACGGTTTACTGATTTAGTAAAAGAAAGCTGATTTTTAAGCTCTCTTAAACTTTCTTTTACGATTATTGAATCTGTTAGTATTGAATTACTCATTTAAAATTCCTTTTAAAGTTACAACGCCTTTTCTTGCTGATCCCTTAGCGTTTCATATTCTTTTTGTGAAAGATTAGGGTTGCTAATATCTTTGGGTCCAGATGCTTTTCTCGACCGAACTGTCGAAATAGGCGGCGGTGTTTTTGTTGTTTTGTTTTTAGGTTCTACGCTTCCAGGATTTGAAACTTCAAGCTTCCCCTCAAGGCGGCCAATAGCTCTTGCGGCTGCGGAAGGTCCTAACGTATTTAAACGATCGAACTCTCCAGGGTTTTTAAACAATTCGTGCAGGATTGCAGGCCCATTATCACTTTCAACAATGGATTCTCTTAAAGCCATTGAGATTTGATAATCGTCGCCGTTGTCGCTATAAAAATCATCTTGAGCTTCTTGAAAATCAGGGTTTCCCTTATCGTAAGCAGCCATTCGTTCATTATGCTTTGCAACGCTTTCTTGAACTTTGGCTCGTACGGCTTGATTGCGGGCTTCGGCAGCCAGTTCTTTTTGGATTTGTCGATTATCCCAGCGATTCCAAGCTTTGTTGTAATCGGAATATTCTTCAAAATCCTCGTCGATAGGCTCCAAGTCCTCACTCGCCGCTTCAATAGGTTGTTCCTCATTATCTGAGTTTTGCTGGCCTTTTTGGGCCTCTTTTCGCCAATATTCGGCTTGTTCTTTTTCAGCCTGAATTTTAGCGTTCAACTTATTAATGCGTTTTTGAAATCCTGATTTCTTTTTTGGCGTTGCTTCCAACTCGGCGGCTTCCTTTGATTCATCCTCTGAATCATCGTCCTCGGCTTCGTCGGATTCTTCCAAATCCTCTTTTTCTTTTTCCACTGGTTCCGATTCAGCGGGTTTTTCGATTTCGGCCTTAGCCTCAATATCGGATTTCTCGTCAAGTTCAACGGCGGGAACGTCTTTTGCTTCAACGGCTTTTTCTACCGCTTCAACAATTGGCTCCACAGCTTTGTCTGACTGACTTACTACTTCGATTCCCATAGGTTTATCCCTCTATGTTTTGCCCCGGTGGTGGCCCGCCGGTAGGTTGTTGATTATTTTGTTGAGGTCCTGGCCCAGCAGATTGTTGAGCGGCTTGCTTTTCGGCAAGTTGCTCTTGTTGTCTGGCGGCCGACCTCATATCTAAACTTTTTTGCCTTAAATCAATTTCTCGCATTTCAGCGTTTAACATCTGGCGAGCGTCCACACCCTCTTGTCTATAAACTTCCTTTTTCAAGTCAGTTTCAATTTTCAAGAGTTCGATGCGCTCCCTAGATTCAATTTCCATGGATTTGTTTTCAATTTTCTTATTGGCGTCTTCAAGCTTGTCCATTAATTGGTCAATCATTTGGCCCATTTGTTCTTCTCTTGCTTGAGCCGCGGGGTCTGGGCCTTTTTCGCCGTTTTCATTTTCTTGTAATTGTGGCGGAAGCATAGTTTTTAAACGCCCCGCAACCTCTTCGCTTCCAGGCCAATCCCCATATCTTGCAATCAAATCACCTAATAATGGAGCGGCTTGCGGATAGACTTTTATAAATTCCAACATGGATTCCATTGCCTCTTGTCGCTTCGTTTGGAAGCTTGGGCCAACATCTACGGCAACGTCGTATTTTCCCTCGAAAGGGCTTTGATTTTTGCCGGTTTCAGGGTCTACAACTTGCTGAATCATCATAATTTTTTCTTGTTGGTCCTCACCGATAATTCTAACGGCCCGATCCGTGTCATATATTTTAGGAATCAAATCAACTAAGATTCGGCCCCCATGTTTAATGGATCTTGTAAGATTATCAACGAAATGGAAGTTAGCCGTTTGAGCTTGCATTGTGCGGCGCTGAATGGCCACTCCTGACGTTTCACTTGATCGGGCGCCCAATGCGGCGTCATAAATTCCGGTCGTCGCCTTGATGTCGTCAGCGCTTTCTGACTTAGCCATTGTTATGGCCTGGACGTTAGGCTCTCCGAAGTTTCTTTGTGGTGGTGGCAAAGGCTTCCCGCCTTCACTCATAGTATTATATTCGAGGAAAGCGTGATTTTCTGAGTTGGCCGTTTGCCATTTCTTTTCAAATCCGTCAAACGCTCCTGCCGCCCCAATGAATGGAGCCTTTGGAGCCAAAGCAATTGCCTCAGCTTGGCTAGAAACATAATAGTTATGCAATTTCTGAGGGTCCTTAGCATGACGAATTGCGCCCTCTAATACTCTTTTGCCATCAACAATTAATTCATCCCCTAAAATTGGAATAATTGGAATCCATTTGCCGAGCCAAGTCGTCCTCTCCAGGATTTCGTAGCCGTTCATTTTTACCCAATGGATAACCGTGTGAACCGAATCCCGTTCATTTTTAATTTGGTCAGCGGGGAAATCCTCGGACAATTCTTTTTTCTCAACCGTACGCCCATCAACGAGTTGAACGATTTTTACTGTGGTAAATTCTTTGTAGAAATATTCGGCAACCCTTACGGATTCTTCCCCAACCCAATGAGCAAGCTCAGCCCCAAGTCCATCCCAGGTATCAAGCTTTGCAAGTTTCGATTCGCCCCATTGGGATTCGTATTCCTCTTTGCTTAAATCCTCAGAACAAAAACCCCAATTAGCATCGGAGCCATCAGGCTCTTGATAAGTTGGGTCAAGTCTACAAGAAAATTGGTTGGGAACTCTACGAATTAAAATATCTTGATCGAATGAATTTTCATCGCAATATTCTGTTGTGACTCTGAAAAAACCAAAGCCGCCCTCAACTGCGTGCTGAAATCCCGTATCATAAGCCGCATCGGCATTGGAATTTAGCTCAATATGTCGAATTAGGCCTTGTAAAACCTTAGAGGTTTCAACGTCGGATTGATCATCAACTGGCTTAACCTTAATGGAAGGCCTATTTTGCCTCTGGTCATTTGTGATTTGCCGAACAAATTGGGGCATCCGATTGACTGTGAAACAAGGCCTATTCGAGTTTTTTCTAATTTTTGAGA